TTAAGGAGATAAGATGGCTACGATTAACGGTTTTACTGCGGAACATATGCAGGCTATTAAAGATGGCGTAATTGTGTCTGCCGCTATTAATGGTAGCGGTCACTTAGTGTTTACTAAGTATGACGGGTCTACGCTAGATGTTGGCAGCGTCCAAGGTCCACAGGGCATCCAAGGCCCGGAGGGTAGTGTTGAAGAGGCACCATTAACGGGCGATTGGTATTTTCGTAAAGATGGGGCCTGGGAAATCATTAACGAGTTCTTGCCCCCAATCGATGGTTTGAAGTATGCGATGCGCGACCGTGCTTGGGTTCGTGCGGATCGTCCTTGGAAGCTTGAGTTTAATAACTCTGGCCCAACGCCTCCTGGCGGGTTTGTCGAAGGGGCATTAACTGTTGGCGCCGCTTGGTATATTCGTCTTAGTGGATCTGGCTATAACGTAGACTACAACTTCGAGTTCCAGGTAGATGGTGGGGCTACCTCAAGTTCTGCTCGTATTACGCTTCCCTCTAGCTTACAGCCAATTGTAACGCACACGGGTGTTGCATACATTACCGACACTCGTTCTACTCGAACGGGAACTGGTATCGCTGCAACTCGAATTGATATCGATGGTAAAGTTAAAGTTGCACAGCGGATGCAGGCTGTCATTACAGAGGTTGGCGCGTCTATTGGTGAACCGTCGGTAGAGGTTATTGACGGAGCCGATTCTATGTTTATTCAGATGAGTGGCAGTTATACTAGGGCTAGCTTAGATCTTCCGTCTACGGCATCTTATGTAGGGTCGTAGGTTATATTTATGATCGGCTTAGAATCCTCTGGCTCATTCGATAATTTGGAGAAATTCCTGTTACGTATGTCCGCTAAAAATTGGTATGCTAAGTTAGATCAATACGGTCAACAGGGGGTTGAGGCTCTTAGTGCAGCCACTCCATCAGACAAAGGCGTAACCAAACTTCATTGGAAATATCGAATCGTTACTACTCGAACCGGCAAGTCAATCGAATGGTATAACGATAACGTAGAAAACGATCAACAAATCGCCATTCTTATTCAGTACGGGCACGGTACCAGGCAGGGTGGGTACGTGGAAGGACGAGACTTCATAAACCCAGCGTTAAAACCCTTATTTGACACGATCTCTCAAGACATCGAAAGGCAGGTGAAGGAATGACTAATAGTATCGATAATAAAGTTGTTGCGGTAAAATTCGACAACCGAGGGTTCTCGGAAAAAATCGCCGACACAATCAAGAACCTTGATATTTTTAAGACTAAACTTAACTTCACAGGATCTGCAAAGGGTCTAGAAGATGTCCAAGGATCGATTAACAAACTTAACTTTACAAACCCTACAAATGCTGTCGCTGGGTTTCAGGGTGCTGTAGATAAAGTTAACTTTAATAACCCCGCTAACTCTGTCGGAGTTCTTCAGGGTGCCGTTAATAAATTTGACATGAGCCCAATGGCTACGACCATTGAGGGTATTAACGTTAAACTGGCAGCTATGGCTACTGTCGGGATTACCGCATTATCTAATCTGGTATCAAAGACGCAAGAGTCTGCGGCTATGATGACTAAGTCACTTACTATTACGCCAGTAACGTCTGGCCTTAGTGAGTATGAACTTAAGCTTGGTTCTATTCAGACCATTATGGCTGGTTCTGGAGAGAATCTAGATACAGTTAACCGTAAACTTGCTGAGCTTAATGCTTATTCGGATAAAACCATTTATTCCTTTAAGGACATGACGTCGAATATTGGTAAGTTTACCAACGCTGGCGTTAGCCTTGATGATTCCGTGGCTTCGATCCAGGGTGTCGCTAACGTTGCCGCCATTTCCGGTGCTAATGCTGAAGAAGCCAGTCGTGCAATGTATAACTTTGCTCAGGCTCTGTCTTCGGGGTCTGTTAAGCTTATGGACTGGAAGTCTATTGAGCTTGCTAACATGGGCACCGTTGAGTTCAAGCAGCAGCTTGTTGACACGGCCACGGCAATGGGTACGCTTACTAAAGAAGGCGATCACTGGGTCACTAAAGAGGGCAACGTTGTTAGTGCAACTAAGGGGTTCAATGAAAGCCTTGCCGACCAGTGGCTTACCTCAGAGGCCCTGACCTCAACTCTCGGTAAGTACTCTGATACTACGACCGACATTGGAAAGCGTGCTACGGCCGCTGCCCAGGATGTCAAGACGTTCAGCCAGATGATGGACACTCTCAAGGAAAGCGCTGGCTCAGGCTGGGCACAGACCGGAGAGATTATCTTTGGTAATTTCGATGAAGCTAAGAAACTTTGGACTAGTCTTAACAATGTTATCGGCGGTTTTATTGGCCAAGCCGCAGACGCTAGAAACGCAATGCTTGGTCAGTGGAAATCGATGGGTGGTCGCGAAGTTTTAATTACTGCTCTATCCAGGGCTTTTACTGCTCTTGGCCATGTTTTAGAAACCATTCAAACCGCTTTCCGAGACATCTTCCCGAAAAAAACGTCTGCCGACCTAGTCATTCTAACTGGGAAATTTGCAGAGTGGGCCAAGGGCTTAAAGATGCATAAGGAAACAATCGCTAAGATTAGGATTGTTTTCTGGGCGTTCTTTTCGGTTCTCAAAATAGGAGTAGATATTGTAAAGGGTATTGCTCATGTTTTTGGGGCAATGTTTGCGGTGTTTACTTCTGGTAAATCTGGTTCAATGATCGCCGATCTTGCCGTAAAGTTTGCGTTATTATTTATTAAACTTCAACAGGGCTTGCTTACAAGCGAACGAATCAAGGGGTTCTTCCAGGTAATTGGCACTATTGCAGCGACAGCGGTTAAGGTTGTGGCTGGCGTGTTTGGTGCTTTAGGTCTTGTTATTGTTACGCTTGGTAAGGCTTTACTAACGGTTGGGATTGCTGTCGGTAACTTCTTTGGAATCCTGTTTGGAAAAGATAAGAAAACTAAGGATTCTAAGTCTGAAAAGATCAAAGAGACTGGCGACAAAGCCACTCTTCTTAGTAAGATCTTAGAGGGCGCAAAGAACGTTTTTAAGGGTTTTGTATCCGTCCTAAACAACATCGCTTCTGGTATCGCCGCTGGTGCCTCTAAGGTTGCTGGGGTGTTTACCTATCTTGCGACCGCCGCCGCACCATTAGCTGGTGCTGTGGTTAAAAGCACTACCGCCATCTTCACCGGTCTTTGGCAAATCATCAAAACCCTTGGGTCAGTAATTGTCACCGCAGGTAAAGCTGTTGGGGATTTCTTCTCCAATCTTTTTGGTAAGATTAACTTTGGAGGCAACGACTCTAAGTCTGGCGCCATTGAAGATCTTGGCACTAAAGCCACCCTTCTTAGCCGAGTATTAGATGGCGCTAAGGGCATTTTAATCGGGTTTGTTTCTGTGCTAGACACGATTGCTAGTGCGATTGGTAATGCCGCAACCAACATTGCTAAATTCTTTGCTGACTTTACTACCTCTGCTGCTAGCGGAGTTGGTTCGGTCGCGTCTACTTCCGCCGATGTTGTGGGTAAGGTCGCCGGCTTCTTTGGAAGCATTGTAACTGGCGTCTTCAATGGTGCTAAAAGCATTGTTGAAACCATTCTTGGTATCCCTAAGGCAGTCGCCGAATTCTTTGGACAATTCGGAAGCCAGATGGGCGACGCCATTGCGTCTGATGGGTTCGATAAAGTTATCGAGGTGCTTAAACTCCTTCTTGGTGGGAAGCTTCTTCAGGTTATTAACAACTTTCTAGTTAATGGCCCGCCGATCATAAGTGATTTTAAAAAGATTATGGAAGAGTTCGGCGATACGCTTAACGCATTCCAAAAGAAGCTAAAAGCTGATGCACTTAAATCCATTGCCATTGCTATCGCCATTCTAGTTGCCTCACTTTATGTTCTTAGTACTATGGATGTTGTAGCGCTTGGGATTGCGGTTGGTGTTGTCACGGTTCTTATGACCGAATTAAGCGTTGCTCTTGGTGTTATCGATAAAGTTACTCAGAATTCTAGTGGAACCAAAATGCTTGGGGTTGGTGTCGCTTTAGCTGGTATCGGGCTAGGCATTCTATTTCTTGCGTTTGCTATGAAACAAATCGGAAAACTAAACCTTGCGGAATTCGCAAAGGGTCTTGGTGGCGTAATTGTTCTTATCGTCACGCTTACTGCTGCCTCTAGATTTATGGGGAACGAGACCTCCGGGTTAATCAGGTCAAGTGTTGCCATGATTGGTATGGCTATTGCTCTTATTATCTTGTCACAAGCAGTGAAGCTTATGGCTGATATTGACTTCTGGTCAATGATTAAGGGTATTGGCGCTCTCGTGGTAACGATGTTCATCTTAACCGAAGCCATGAGTCGTATGGGCGACGATAAAGCCGCTGCATCGAAGGGGCTTGGGCTTCTTCTTCTTGTCTTTGCTCTTAAGAAGATGGCCGAAGTTATCCAGCTTTACGATAATCTTCGTTGGAATGAGATGGGTAAAGGCCTTCTCTTTATCGCCGCCACCTTAGTTGTTCTTGCCGCTGGTATGTGGGCTATGCCAAATGACCTGGTCGGAAAAGCAATTGGGCTTGGGCTTATGGCCCTATCTTTAATGCTTCTTCAAAAGGCATTAGAGATGTTTGGCACCATGGACTGGGATGCAATGAAACAGGGGCTAGGAGGAATTGCGGCAACCCTTCTCATGGTGGTCGCTGCTGCTTGGGCTTTGGAAGACAAGGGCGACACCGCGGTAGTTATGGTTGCCTTTGCCGGCGCTCTCTATGTTCTGTTCAAAGTTGTAGAGCAATTTGGTAATCTAAGCATTGCACAACTTATTACAGGTCTTGTTGGGATGGCTGTCGCTATCGGAATTGTTGTCGCAGCGGCTGGAATTATCGAGGGAACGGGGCTTATTCTTGCTTTGGGCGCACTTGCTACCGCGCTTCTTTCCATTGGTGCTGCTGCTGCGCTCTTCGGCATTGCAGTGTATTTGGTTGTCGACTCTTTCGTCAAATTGGGAGAAGGTGGAAAGAAGAGTATCGATACGATCATTTACGGGATCAAAGAGTTTGTTAAGCTGGTCCCAATGCTTTCCGGCGTTCTCGCTAAAGCGCTTGTTGATATGGTAACCGAGTTTCTTAAAGCTGGCCCAGCACTTGTTGAGTCTATCGGGGCAATCGTTGGCGCAGTTCTTGATGAGTTTACCAAACTCTTACCAAAGATGATTGAAATTGTAAACTTAATCGTTGGTGGCATCATCACGGTTATTCGAAATAACATTCCGGGCTTTGTTGCTGCTGGGTTTGAGTTGCTTATGGCTATTCTTCGTGGGTTCGATGAGAACATGACGGAGATCACTAATAGGGTTATTTCTATTCTTACGCAGTTCATCAACGTGCTTGCCGAAAATGCGGACATGTTGGTTGGTGCGGCTAGTAACCTTATTATTTCTTTCTGTGATGCACTTGCCACTCACGCTGAAGAACTTGCTACCGCTGCTCTTACCGTGCTTACCGCGTTCCTCGATGGTCTTGCTAACCATGCCGATATGCTTATTCGTGCCGTTGGTAACCTCATTACGGCACTTATCAAAGCTATTGGCGATGAGGCAGATCGTATTGCTACGGCTGCTGCCGAAACTCTGGCCACATTCCTTGATGGTCTTGCTGATGATGTAACTGTTATCGGTGAGGCAATGCTTAGGCTTGTGACTAACCTTATTACTGAGCTTGGTAAGCTTGGTCGACAGATCACGGATGCTGGTGCTCAAGCACTCCTCGACTTCCTGGCTGGTCTTAACGAAGACGTTCACCCAGTTGCTGAAGCTATTGGAACTCTTCTTATTACTATGGGCAAAGAACTCGTTAGCCAGGCGCTGCGTCTTGCTGCCGCAATGGTACAGGCGTTAATTGATACCATGGATGGCGTTCGCGAGATTATCGATAAGGACGGCACCGATCTTCGAATCGCTGCAATCAAACTTGCTGGGGCCATTCTTAACGCATTAAGTGGTGGTGTGGCCTCAAGGGCTCAGGGATTTGTCGACGACTTAACTAAACAAATGGGTAAATGGCTTGGAGACGCTTGGGATTACGTGTCAAATTGGAACCCCTTCGGGGGTAAAGATTCTGGCGGAGGGGAAAAAGATGGCCCCGGTAAAGCCACTAAAGACGCTTTCGAAAAGGGCAAATCTTCCGGTAAAACTGCCGCTAAAGATTTCGTTGAGACTATAACTTATGCGGCTAAAACCGTATTAGATTCCGATAAAAACATCGAAAAAGGTGTTGTTGGAGTTATTGGTAAAGCTGCGTCAGTTTTCAACAAAGACGCCGCTGTAAAAACTGCGGCATCACCTTTCGTGAAAAAGTTGACGTTAGAAGCAACCAACGCGTTTAATAAAGATGACGGAACAATACTTGCTGCAAACACCTTCACCATGAGAGTAACCGGTGCTGTAGCTACCGCATTCAATACGGACAAGGGCGCAGAATCCGCGTCAAACAACTTTGTAAAGAAGTTTATGGCCCCAATTCAAGGGTCGTTTGATATGCAAAAGGGTTCGGAGCTTGACCTGAATGCTACTGGTTTTATTAAGCAAATGACTAATACGGTTGCTTCTGCGGCTACGGCTACCACAACGGCCACCACAGCAGCGGTTAAACCGGTCGCGGCGGCTACCGGAAACACGTTATCTAACGAACTTACCACAACTGTAAGCAATCAGGCAAATGCTCAGAATGCATGGCATGCCGGGGGCATTCTTGGAAAAGCCCTGGTCAACGGCTTTATTGCGGGTATCCGTGGTAAAGCAAATGAGCTTGTTACCTCAGCTATTGATGTGGTTAAGGTTATGGTTCAGGCCATCAAGGACTTCCTTGAAATCAAATCTCCGTCTCGAGTGTTTATGGAGATCGGCGGATTTATGACCATGGGTATGGCTAAAGCGTTTGACGACGACACGGCTGCCTCAAATAGTGCCGTAGGGTTTGCTGAAAAAGTCACAGCTAGATTCCGAGACTCTATGTCTAAAATTAAGGACTCCGTCATCGGGCTCGATGACCTTAACCCGGTCATTTCTCCGGTGCTTGACCTTACAAATGTGGAATCCCAAGCAAGGCTTATTCACGGCATGCTCGATATCGCTAACGTTAGCCCTAATACGTCTTATGGAAACGCTCGTTATATTTCGCATACCAACGAGGTTAACAAAGCCGCTACGCCTGAGCCTACCGTTCAGTCGCAGGAGATTAAGTTCGAACAAAGAATTTACTCTCCTACTACGCTTAACGCTGCTCATATTTATCGAAGCACTAGAAGCCAGTTCGTTCACGCAAAAGAGGAGTTGAAGCTCAAATGAAAATCGATTTAATTATGTTGTGTTCCGATAATATGGCTTCACTTATTCCTCTTAAACTAAATGGGTTTTCCCCTAGCGATAAATACCAAGTTAAGGGAATTACGGGGTTAGATGCGCAAGATCTATTTCACACCTTCTTCAATGATGGAAATGGTATTCGATCTAGCGCTAAACTTCGTAACCGAGAATTAGCCATTAAAGTTGCGTTAAACCCAGATTTTAGTGCCGGTGAATCATATTCTACACTTAGAGATAATCTATATAGGTTGACTTATTCCGATATTACAAACGAGCTCCTTGTTCTTTTTGGTTTAAAGAACGAGATCAAAGCTGGCTTATGGGTGTCAGTTACTAAAATCGAAAACGATATTTCTGGCAAAGAGCAAGATGTGGTTTTAACAATGCCGTGTAGTCATCCCTATCTTCTGGGCCCAATCACTAACGTTGATGTTACCGGGTTTAATTGGTATGGCTTTGAAGTAAACGATATGGTATCTACTGCTTCGCACGGGTTTGATATTAAACTGCGTTTGACTAGAAATTCAACTTATAACCAGTTTGATTTTTTGGTAAACAACGTTAACTTCGGTGTAGGTGCCCCATTTGCGTTAATGGAAAACGACACTATTCAAATCATAACGTGGTATGATTATGCGGCAAAAAGAAACATAAAATCAGTCACCGTAACTAATGCTAGTGGGGAACACTCTTTGATCGGAAACATTAGTGGAGCTAACGGAATCATTAATTGGCCGATCATGAAGCCTGGGGTTAACACTTTTCGATTTAACACCAGTGAACTCGAGGTAGTCCACTTCAAATACGTGCCAACATATTTGGGGGTGTGATATGGATTTAATCAAGTTCAATGGAACCACCGGAGGAAGCCCGTTAGGAAATCCGGAAGTTATTGACGGGTTTGATTCTATAACATGGATCGAACGGTTTGGTAGTAACGGCGAGTTTACACTAGTCGGTAAAACCAGATACCCATTTAAGCAGATGCTCCCAAAGGGAACGTTGGTTACGCAAGATCGCTCCACAGAAGTAATGATTGTGGAGAACCATGAGATTAATGAAGAAGACGACGCCGAGCCCACTATCACCATTACCGGGCGTTCATTTGAAACGTTCTTAGATAATCGAATCATCGGTAGCAACATAGCCTTTCCGTATGTCGGGGAGCTTACAGAGTATAACATGGGGCTGTATTATCCGTTTACTCAAGCGGTTAGGTTACTTGAGGCACACGTTACCCCGGAAACTATGGTAGACCCAAAAAATCTACTACCATACATCGATTTCGCGTATTACTTTGGCGGGTCATCTCCAAATCAGCCTCAAGGTACCGAAGAGGAGCGAAAATGTAAACAAGTTCCGTTGTACACTCAGGTTGCGTCTTTATTATCAGAGGCAAAGGCTAGCATAAGGGCCGCTTTTAAAAACGATGCATCTGGTATTCCGGTTATGGGACTTGGTGATCGTATTACCATTGGCGTGTATTTGGGCAATGATCTAAGTTCTTCCGTTTTCTTTGAGGCCTCAGATGACGACTTCTCAAGCGCAGATTACTTGTGGAGTAATCAAAATGAGAGGAATTGTGCCTTAGGTGTCTGTAAGTATTTTTCGGTGATAATCGATTCTGACCCACCAAAGTCTGGATTAGAGCGTAAAATGTTCTCTGTCGATGGCTCAGACTTTAAACTTGTAACTCCAGGGTTGGCTGAAATTCCGCCTTCGACCTGGGACCCTTACTGGTTGGGCTATGAGATGGATCGGTTTAAAGCATATGTGACGGCTAAATTGGTGAAACAAAAAGAGTTAATCTTAGTCTCACCAAGGCTAAACCAAACACGGTATGATTACGATCACATCTTTAGAAGTACATATTTTCTTGGTGACATCGTTACTGTTAGAGGTAATTATGGCGTAAACACCAAGATGCAAGTCACTGAGTACGCAGAAACCCAAGACGAAAATGGCTATACTGCCGTCCCAACATTAGTCAAATACGAAAGTAGTGTATGATGAGCAACAAAGTTTATGACGCACTTAAGCGTTTAGTTCAGGTTATTCTTCCGGCATTTGCTTCTTTATATTTCGGGTTAGCCGCCATTTGGCATCTTCCCGCAGCGGAACAGGTTGTCGGAACCACGGCGTTAATTGCTACCTTCCTTGGTATTTGTCTCGGGCTTAGTTCGAAAAAGTACGAGGCACCTGTGGATGGTTCAATGCACGTTAATCTTTCAAATGATGGAGAGGCTCCGTATCGTCTGGAACTTGACGATGCACCCGAGGCTCTTATTGATCGGGATCTTATTTCCTTCAAGGTAGTCCGTCGAACCGAGTAGATGCGCAAGTAATACATCTACTATAATGGAAGACTACTGAAAGGACCCATATGGGCTTTTTGAAGAAGAAGGAACCGACAGATCTCGATCTGGAGATCGCTCGAGTCGCGTCCGAAATGCGTCAGATGCAGATCGGCACCCCCGAGTATTTCGCTCACGTGAAGACGTTGAAGGAGCTCAACCAGGAAAAGCCCGTCAAGGGCTGGAACAAGGTTGACATCAACACCGTCATCACCGTGGTCGGAACGCTTGTGGGTGTCGCCGGCCTCGCCGCAGCCGAACGCGCCTCGATCATCTCGAAGAACGCGCTGTCCCACCTCCACAAGCTGAAGCTCTAACCAAGCCAAGAAGTAGAAGAAAGCTGGAAGCCGTGTGATATCTTAACCGATATTACACGGCTTCTATGCTTTTCGAGTAGATTTTGCAAGGATTATTTGTTTTTTCGCACTTTTTAGGCGTATTTGCCATTTTCTACATCAAAAAAATCCCGGGGGAGAATTTTTGGCCCACTTTTCGAAAAAACTACCCTCTATATTCCCATCTAACAGCCTCTCAGCATAACCTCCTTATGACGGTGCCCCAGAAGATCACAAATCGCTTAGAACGGCTTCTAGAGGGGTCTCCGTTGAAATTGGCCATTTTCGCACATAATACAACCCATATAATGAGAACTGTCCACTATGAAAGGATATTCGATGAATACTCGAGCACGTGCCACTGTTGGTGCGTTCGTAGGAGGTACGAAGCCCCCTCGGTTTGGCGTCCTGTCGCTGGCAATCTTTGCCGGTTACATGGTCATCAAGCTGGGGATGGTCTTCGCCCTCATGCGGACGTCCTTCTGGTGGCTCGCCAAGATGTTCGTCAAGTCCGCCCCCGGACGACGGTGATCGATGGCCCAGAGTCGTTACTACAATGACTCTGGGCTTTCGCATATTCTACAGTGCATATAATGACAGATCACCCAATCAAGGAGAAATCCCAATGCGATTCCACATCTGCTTCAACGCCAGCAAGAGCGTCGTCATCCTCGGCTCCGCCGCCCTCGTCCTCGCGACGATGGCCAAGACCGTCGACTCGGCGTTCTCCTACATGGCGCAGAAGGAGCGGACCGACCGCATGAAGCACACCGCGAAGGTGTGATCAAAGGCCTGAAGTCGTTACTACAACGGCTTTAGGTCTTTCCGCATATTTTACATGGGCTTTAATAGAAGAACTCAACCTAAGGAGAAACCATGAAGGACATCATCCTCGCTCTCGCGATCATCATCGTGCTCACATCCACCATCGGCTTCTGGACCTCGTGTCTGGCTGCCATGGGGGTGTGGGTCGCGTTCGAACTCGTGAAGAAGGGATATGACATCATCCGATAACCTCGGATGAGTTCAAGAGATTAGAGACCCGTAACAAGGCCTCTGATCTTTCGCAAATTTTACAAGCGGTATAATGAAAGAATTACTATTAAGCCCCCGCTATGATGAAAACGCAATATGGGGTTTAACGAAGTAGTTAAACGATAAACTGTAAGCTCGCCAATCGAGTTAGCCGTCAACCAGGTACCCAACCACTGGCTCTCACGGAACAGCTCTGTAACCCTACAGCAATTCTTTTAATATATTTTTTCGCAAACTTTACAACTCTTATAATGAGAAGAAGGTACCATCTGGCTGATGGTTCTAAAACGCTAATACGGAACGTAACCCATTCGTGGGTGTGCATCTAGATAAGGACCACAAGCGCCTTACTTCTCAATTCTTTTTTCCGCAAACTTTACAACTCTTCTAATGAGAAGAAAGTAAGACATCAAGGTGTAACCCCACATATCAAGAGGTTACCTACTGGTGGTGCTAAAAGCACTTAACGACTGGTTTTTAATGGGCCAGTAACCCAAGTCTTCTCATTTTTCGCAAGCATTACAAGGACTCTAATAGAGGACGCCCTACTAATTGAAAGGATATTTATGGCCGTCGAAACGAAATGCCAAACCCCAGGTACTCGAGTCAAGCCCGTC